GCATCCACCGCAGAGGCCGGGCCAGCAACGCTTGATGAAGCCATTGCCGACGGATAGGTAAGAAATACCTGCTTTGTACCAGCCGCAAAATTGACTAAGCTGCCTGAGTTGCTCGACGATAGGACCGTGGTCCGAGACAGCGTTGTCCCGCTAGATGTGTAAGTGCCTAGGCCAACCTCCCAGTCACCCGTGCTGGAATCGACAATCGTGTAGTAGGTAGTGTTCCCGTTACCAACAACGGAGAATGATTGGAACCCCGATACCGCACCAGCAAGTGTTACTGTGCCGGTGCCTGTGGTTGTCGTCGTTTCCTGTACACGATCCGCAAGGACAAGGGCCATATCATGCTGACAAGCTGAAGGTGTAGGTTACTTGCAGTGTGTCGCCGTTAACAACCGAGCGATCACCACCCGTGAAGTCAGAAGCTGAGAACAGTGTGCCAGACGTACCCGAAGCAGCACTTGCCAAGAACGCACCACCAACCGTAACTGAACCTGTGACGCCGGTAATGTTATACGAAGCCTTACTTGCTGAGTTCGTAACAACCGAGGGATTAGCTGTGGTCGCAGCGGCAAAAGTTGCCGCAGGGCGGTTACCTGAGTAGGGGGTAATTTCAGTCCAGCCAGCGTGTGACGACAGCGTATCCGAAGCTGCTGGGGTGTTAGAAGCCCCCGCACCATATAACCCAATATACCAAGCAGTAATACGTGCCGTAGCACCATCCAACCCCGTGCCAGCCATATACTGAAGCCCAGTGTTAACAACGAGGTTCTTGGATTCTGCTGTCCACTTGAGTTTGCCGTCCTTATCAAAGCACTCGAAAGTAAACTTACCCATAGCACGGGCAGCTTCCGACGAAGCAGGGCGAGCAGTTAACCCACTTACTACAACATCATTTGTCTTTGCGTATTCCATCATAAACTCCTAGCAATTAATTGGAAGATCTTATCAATGCAGTAGTAGCGGAAGCTACAGGCATCGTGATTGTAAAATTGGCAGAACTCTTATCAGAGCCAAAGTCTAACACTGCTATTGACCTATTTGCCTTACTTGCATTGTAGATCAACGCGCAACGCGCAGTAACTGCCGCGTTAAATACAACATTATCAAAATTGACAAATGCTGTAAATCCTGAAGAACTTATTGAAATACCTGACATCTGAACCCCACCGGGGGTATACCCAGTACCTGATACTTCGTTAGCCGAACTGTACGTCGTAGTTGCCTCGTTAAGATTTGCAGCCGCAGTAAAAAGTGCGATATAGATATCGTCAGTCGTAAGGTCATGAATACCTTGATACAACTCTTGTTTAAAACTTGTGGTCTGCGTCTGAAGAATACTCACGACACTGGCATCCTATACTGACCGTCCCTGTAAGCGTCCATACGCTGTTTACCATCACCAAGCTGTTTCAATAGCGTTATGGCTTGCAGATAAAGTTTTTCGTAGTTTGCCACGTCTGCTTGTTCGCCTTTCATAAAACGAATAGCTTCAATCAAAGCGCCGTTAAGCAGTGCGGAATCAAAATTCTCACCCAACCAAGTAGTGCCAGCAGTCACAATCGATTCTGGGTAATAGTAATAATGAAGCTCCGCACTATACCCTAGGTCTGGAGTAGGCCCAAGCAAAAATACAAGCCCGTTAACATAATTGGAAATAGGCCCGAATATAGCGTAATGTTTTGGAATCCCCGTGTCTGTGGGTCCGGGATAAGCTTCTCTAATAAAATTTACATCTTTATTAAGAAGATACAGGTATTCCCCATTAGGCTTTACTACCGCTAAAGAATAAACAGACAAAAAATCTGTAGGGCATTGAAGATACTTGTTATTTGCAGAAAGCGCCCCGCTAACGTTTTTTCTTAAGTTAGCTAGTTGGACACTGTTATAGATCTTCTGTTCAGCTTGCTGAGTAAACATGTCCAAAGCATTATCTGTGAATTCATTCTCACAGATGTCTTTGATGTTTTGCTTTAACTCAGCGTAATTCATAATTATGCCATTGGCCCACGAGCCATTTTACCCTTAGTTTGTGCCTTACCGCCACGAACGACAATACCCGAAGTTTTAACAGGAGGATAGTCACGGCTACGATAATTACCCACGGAGATGACTAAATCATCTAAAGACTTAGTTGCTGACTCTTCCCCGACCACAGGTACAGGGACTGATTTAATTTTGCTCATGTTATCTCCCGCGAGAAGTTCCGCGTTGGTTAGCGGCTCGGGCCAAGTTACGCCCCATGGCTTTCATATTTGCACTGGTAGGGCCACCTTTAGCTAATTTCTTTACATTAGCATCGGGGTGAGCGTTTTTACCTTTTTTCATGTGCGCCGTAAGTGCTTCTTTCGTATCCATAACAACTCCTTTTAAGATACCGTAACTGTACCAATACTTGCAGTAGCGACCAAGTAATTAGGCGTAATCCCCGCATCATAAGCACTTGCACCGCCTACAGGGTTCCACCCCCACTGTATATCCCTCGACCCGCCGGTAAGATTACCCGCTGCGTTTACCCCCGCAGTCACATAAGTAGTGTCTCGTCGAGGGTTACGTAACGCTTGAGGGTCATCCACAGGATACATACCGAGCTGCAATTGTGGCTGATCGGGATCCCAACATTCTTCACATACTAAGATGTTATACCGCTTTGTCTTAATAATTTCTTCTTTGAGACTACGAAGACGGAACTGAAACCCGCAGCGATCACACATGGCAATCGCCCATTTGCCTGAAGCAAACCGATTACCCACTACATACCCCGACCAATAAACTGACGGCGCGGAACAAACCGAACCGCTGCTTTTTCTCTATCTTCCCCAGCAGCAAGGTCAAATTGCTCATCGTATGCGGCCTTTAGCATTGGCAATCTTTCAGCCAATTCCGGTACTTTCATAGCGATGTAGTACGCCAGCCCAGATACTACGCACGGGAGGAACCTAAAATTCATGTCCGCAGTTTGAATACCCGCCCCAGCGTCTTGTACACGCCGTAACCGCCAGTAAACAAATTGATAAGTTTGTGAATTATCCGGTGTCAGCCAGACGGTAATGGCGGGTAAATTGGGGTTGTAGATTGTCGCTCCAGTGGTATGGCTTGCGGCAGTCGTACCGTTTTGCCCTCGTACCACACCCCCAAGAGTATTACCACTCAACCACTGGTAAAGAATGTCTTCATTGTCAATACGGACAAACCCAGCGTAGGGTAAGTTAGCAGTGCTTGTGAGCGTAATGGTTGTGGTTGAGGCATTAATCGTACCGTCCAAAGTTGCCCCTGTTGGGGAAACCACACCAGAAAGCCGCTGAATCCATACTTGGATAGGCCGTCCGGGAGCCAATTTATTAGGGATCGTGGCGTAAGTTGATACGCTGATCCGCGTGATATTTAAATCAGCTTGAGTCGAAGCAGTATTGCCGCCCGTACGTATCACGTGCTCAAGCAGGTCAATCGTATCTAGTGGAAGTGCATAGGTGTTAATACCCGGAGTCAAGGTAATCGCACCTTGCTCAATCGTCCACATATTGATGCCACGGTTTTGCCACTCGATGGTCATCAGATTCATAGAGCGCCGTGCAGTACGTAAATCGTACCCAGACCGCATTTCGCGGCCAGCACGTTCCCAAGCTTCTTCGGCTATTTCCGTGAAGTCAAGGGTGAAGTCTGTGGTACCACTAGTGGTCATCTAAATCTCGCAGTTTTAGCGGCAATTTTTGCCGGTTGCTTAACAAACTGTTTTCCTGCGCTTTTTCCAGCTCGTTTTGTTCTTGAAGTTGCAGCGTACTCAGAAGGTGTAAGAGACTTAATTGCCGCCGACGGGAGATATCGCTCGCCAGTTTTGCTAGACGGTTTACCACTTTTTGTCCGCCATTTCTGGTCACCCCAATTCTTCAGACTTTGCTGCGGCGCTTTCACTTCATCTGCCCACGGGTCTTACCGCGCTGGGCGATACCGTCAGCACGGCGAGAAGCAGTTACTGATCCGCCTTTTTTCATGCCTCGGGCTTCGCGGCGCTCTTCAGCGGCTGCTTCCCGCATGGCTTGTCGTGGACGCTCGTCGTCCATAACCTCGCCAACGGTCTTGCCTTCTTTGCGATAAATTTCTTCGCTTTTTTTGTCGCCTGCTGAGCGTGCGCCGGGGCTTCTGGATGTACCGTAACCGCTGCCCCCGCTGATAGCGTCTTGAAGTCGCGTCAGGCTGTTTCTTGCCTTACTGTCCACGCCAAATGCGGACAGCTTCGCCAGCTCCTTCTCTTCTTTGAGACGCTTGGCGTTTGGGGTTTCTTTAGTCACGATAGCCACCTCCGGCTTCCTTGTATTTCTTGGCAACAAGTTGTGCTTTCCTCGCGGACCACTGCCCTGCACCTGTGCCATGAGTGGCTGCGGCTTTAACCTGAGACACAATCTTCTTGCGTAGCCCCGGCTTGGTGTAGTTACCAGCAGCATTCACCTTGCCACCTTCGGCATACTGATCAAAGTCAGTATCATCCCGCCTCGCTTTACGCTTGGCGTTAGGCATTTTAGAGGGCGAGATCGCCCCCATCCCGCGAGAGGGCATCATCTCAGCAAGCCTTGCCGCCGTAGTTCAGCTTCTTTGTTTTCATCTTAGCCATGCCGCCGTGCGCCATCTTGATCTGCTTGCCTTTGGTTTTACCCTTGGTAGCAACACCATCACGACTAGGCGCTGCGGTCTTCACTGCACCCATTTTTGAGGGGGCTACGCCGCCACCCATGCTCATCTTTTTCATCGTAAATTCCTTTCCAACTGATTGAGGGACACCTACTTTTTTAGCAAACTTAGGGTTGTTAGCCACCGCTTGCATAAACTTCTCTTGCTTATCACTGACCGCTGGCATCTTTACGCCTTTTTAGCAAGCTGGTCAATTTTTGCTTCAAGCCTTTCAAAACCTGCATCAAACCGTTCCATAATCTTCTCAAGATCTGCACGAACCTCTGCACGAGTGATGTGATCACGAGCGATTTCCTCCCTCGTTTTGTTCAGTAGGATCTGAATGCGCTGCTGTTCCTCATGCGAGTTCTTAAGCATAAACATCACAAGCCCTACTA